TCTTTGATAATTTTCGATTTGTTGATTGGACGATTTCATTTGACGATGCGGACGGTACAGCAAACGATGCAATTAAAAAGGTTAGGAATTTTTTTCCAGTCGAAAAAATTATTTTTGCAAATGGCGCGGATAGGACATATAATAATATTCCGGAGACTGGGTTTGATGATTCTAATTTAGAATTTGCTTTCGGCATAGGTGGAGATGACACACAAAATTCTAGCTCTTGGATTTCGGAAGAATGGACGGCTCCGAAGACAGAACGTCCATGGGGGTATTATAGCACTCTCCATAATTACAATAAAGAAGTAAAAGTAAAAGAACTTTCTGTATTGCCTGGTAAATGTTTAAGTATGCAGAAGCATGCAAAAAGAGCAGAGCATTGGTTTATTGCAGAAGGTACTGCAACTGTATATACTTTGGACGAAAAGACTACAGACACAGAACTACTAGGGGTATATAATAAGTTTGATAGTTTGCATATTGCTACATCAAACTGGCATCAATTATGTAATGAGAGTACTGAACCTCTCAAAATTGTAGAAATTCAATATGGCGAAGATTGTATTGAAGAAGATATTGAACGACGTACGTAATATTATTTTATTAAAGGACAATTATGACAGTACCATCAAATCCAAATGATCGTAAAGCAATTTTCGATTGTATGAAAGAAATTAGTGATTCTATGACTCGCATGGATGCCGAGCGAGATCTAATCAAACAAGCAATCGAGGATATTTGTGAGGAACAAAATCTTTCTAAGAAAACATTTAGGCGCATGGCAAAAGTATATCATCGTCAGAACTTTAAACAAGAATTAGAAGAGCACGAAGAGTTCGAAACTTTATATGAAACTATTACGCAGACGACAACAATGGATAAGAAAATTACATGATACCAAACCAATATATTCTTGAAGTGAAATATTTGGATAAGATTAATCGTGTTAAGCGTAAAACCATAGTAGGGGTATATTCTAATTTGCAATCAATTGATAACATTAAAGATCGATTAATTGCAGAGGCTCCTAAGTATAAGGTTGTTTTTTCAATAACATCTAGATACGATCCATTTCTAATAAAAATTGCTTGACTTCCAAATCCAAAGATGTTATAATTAGAGAATAAAGGATAAAGGAGAAAAAATGAGTTTCATTTATAGTATTTTTGAGCAACTTGCGTCAGATAATTCACGTCTAGCAAAAGAAGCAATTCTTATTAAAAATAAAAGTAACGGCACGTTGCAACGTGTATTCTATCTTGCACTAGATCCTTTTCAACAATTCTACATCAGAAAAATTCCGGAATATACAATTAGCAATAATTCGATTACTTTGGATGAGGCGTTAGATCAACTAGATGCATTAAACAAACGGTTGGTTACGGGTCATGCGGGTATTAAACATCTTACAAACATTTTAGAATCCTTAACTGAAAAAGATGCAAAAATCATTGAGCGTATTATTGCAAAAGATCTCCGCTGCGGAGTATCAGAAGCGACAGCAAATAAAATCTGGCCTAAGCTTATCTCAACGTACCCGGTTATGTTGGCTTCTGGATACGACCAAAAGCTCGTTGATAAAATCTCATTCCCAGCATACGTACAGCTTAAACTCGACGGCATGCGCTTCAACGCAATTGTACGAGGGCAAACTGTAGAGTTTAGATCAAGAAACGGTCGAGAAATTATTATCCCAAATAAAACTTTTGCAATACCATTTATTAAAATGGCAGAGCATTATAAACAGGATATGGTATTTGACGGTGAATTACTAATTGCAGACTTTGCAGGTAAACCAGTTAATCGACAAACAGGCAACGGTATCTTATCAAAAGCTATCAAAGGAACTATGTCGGATACCGAAGCACTGCAAGTTCGAGCCACTTTGTGGGATTGTATTCCATATGATTCATTTAAGCTAGGAATTGACACCGAGCCGTATAATATTAGAATGGCAAAATTGTCAAGTGCTATGTCGGATATGAAACATACTAATTCTCAATTCGGACAATATGTTGACATGGTCTGGACAAAAGAGGTAAATGAGTTATCGGCGGCTAAAACAATTTTTGAGAATTTTCTTGCGCAAGGGCAAGAAGGTACTATTCTTAAAAGCAAAACTGGAATTTGGGAAGATAAACGATCAAAAGAGCAAATTAAATTTAAGGGTGAGCTTGAATGCGAATTGCGAGTAATTGATTGGGAAGAAGGTACCGGCAAAAATAAAGGTCGGTTAGGTGCGTTAGTATGCGAATCCGAAGATGGTGTTATCCATGTGAATGTTGGATCGGGATATTCCGATGAACAACGGGATGCATATACTAAACAAGTGATAGGAAAAGTAATAACGGTAAAGTATAATGCTCGTATTAAAGAACGAAGCGGAAATACAGAATCATTGTTTCTTCCTGTCTTTATTGAATTGCGTGAAGATAAGGACATCGCCGATATGTCAATTAAAATTAAATGAAAAAACTTTTTGTAGACATGTATGGAGAATTTCTAAATGACCGATGAGGAAATACTACTAAAATATAATGAGTTGTGTGAATATTATGGTAACGACTTGCCTAATCCTGAGCAGGAACCTATTCGTTTTGCTCATTATGTTAAACTTTTTAATTTTTACAAACAACGATCTTCTGTTGAAGTTATGACCAATGAGAATTAATAAATACCTGGAGAACATTACACTCTTTAGGTATGACCGCAAGAATTTATACATTTCCCGATAAGTATACCAGACTTCTAAATGGTTATAAAATTCCACTCTACACAGAAGAGGAAGTGTTCATTACCATTTCTGTTATGAATACATTTGGATTTTTTAAAGAAAGAATAACAGATAGCAATTTGGATAAGTATGATCCGTTTGATGTAATACATGCGTTAACCGAGGCAAAAGATTCTAATTTATACTCGGTAAAAACAAAACAAATTATTGTTAAAATTATGAAATCTATTGAACCCGTATGAATATATTTTACTTGTCCCGTGATACGAAAGAGTGTGCAGAATTGCATACTGATAAGCATGTAGTAAAAATGATTCTTGAATATGCACAACTCCTATCTACTGCTCATCGTATTCTCGATGGTACAGTATATACAGATAAAACTGCGAATAATCGAAAAATTTTGCGTTGGAAATTGGAAAATAATATACGTGAAAATATACTATATAAAGCAACCCACGCAAATCACCCTTCTGCAATATGGGTAAGGCAGTCGAGAGATAATTATACATGGCTTTGGAAATTATTAAATTCCGTATGCGAAGAATATACTTTTCGCTACGGAAAGGTGCATAAAGTACAGCGCGATGGTCTATTGGAAGAATTAAGATTTGTTCCATCGGGTATTGCAGAACATCCTAGTTTTACAGAACCTACCCCTGCGATGCCTGATAAATATAAGGTAATAAATGATAGTATCACATCATATAAAAATTATTATGTAGGTGACAAGCAACACTTAGCATCATGGAAAAAACGAAACGTGCCAAATTGGTATGCATTTAATTGAAAGGGAATTATGACGACACACAAATTACAACTAGAAGAAGGTTTTACTGACACCCGAGGTAAAATTCTTCCTTTAGTACATGACTTCGCAAATGTTCAAATGATTTGGTCAAAAAAAGGCGCTCTACGTGCTAATCATTATCATAAGACAGACACACATACTTGCTATTTAGTAACAGGCACAATTGATTACTATTGGCGCAATCACGGTGAAAAACAAATTCACAAAGAACAGTTTGGCCCAGGTGATCTATTTAAAACGGGTCCTTTGATTGATCATGAAATGGTATTTACCGATGACTCAATCATGGTAGTCGTATCTGAGCATAAGCGTGATGCTAATACTTATGACGAAGACATTGTGAAAATTCATCCATTGCATGAACAGTATGAAAAAGTATAATGAATGTAGATGCTGCGGAGATACTGAATTAAAATCCTGGTTAACACTAGGAGAATCTCCTGTAGCAAATGCTCTATTCTATGAGCCTAACTACGAAAAATTCCCCTTAGATTTAAACTACTG